GTCTTAAATTTAAGTAATCTATTCTTACAGACATTCTTTTCAAAATTCAAGACTGAATTTTTGCCTGGATTTGAAAATAGAAGTTTTATTAGTGGAACATCTGTCACTAATATTCTTACTAGGGCAAAAGACTTCTACATGTCGAAGGGAACTGACGCTTCATACCAGATTCTCTTTAAACTTCTATACGGTGAGGATATTGAACTCCTCAAACCGATTGACAGCACTATAACTCCGTCTGCAAACGTATATTTCAAAACCAAACACGTTTTAGTTGAAAACCTTTTTGGTGGACAACCATTGGAATCTATTGGTAACTTCTTATTCCAAGATATTGCCGAAATTGGTACTGTAAGTGCTTCAATCTATAATGTAGAGTATAGACCAATTAATCAAGTTGACTTTTATGAGTTATCATTGGATGCTACGTCATTTGATGGTACTTTCCAAGTGCCTGGTAAGACAAAAACACTTGAGGTCATCGGTGCTGCGTCAAGTACGATTGTAGTTGACTCTACGGTTGGGTTTGGACAGTCTGGAACTCTTCTTGTAAGACCTACAAAGGGTGCTAACTTCCTAAACGTCAGTTATAACGATAAAACTATTAATCAGTTCCTAGGCGTTTCTGGAATCTCTACTGACTTAATATTTGGTGCAGATATTCTTGAAAATAAGCTTGCATATGCTTATGCTGGTTTTGGTCAAACATCTATAATGCAATTTAGACTTGTAAACGTCATTGATGATGCAGATGCAAGTCAATCCACCAATATGCAGATTGGTGACAGTCTTAAATTGCTTTCATTCGGTAAAGACTTAGGACAACAACCACAATTCAATAACTGGATCTATAATATTCCTTCCAGTCATAATATTTCTAAAGTTAGTCAGGTAAACGTCAATACTTACAGAATTAACATTTTTGATTCTGTTGTTTTCTACATCGATGAAGTTTTAGTCATCAAAAATCAAAGTGGAGACTCTGCCTTTATTACAGTTAAGGATATTGAGTATGATTCAACCAATACTTCCAAGATTTATGCAAATACTATTGTTGTTCAGACTGCCACAACAATTCCATCTAATCCAACTGTAATTACAAAAACAGTTACTAAAGCATCTCATAACTCAGACTATTTCCCAGGCGTAGATGACTTCCCTGTTGGTATTCAAAATAGTTACTTAGATAAGAACGAAGAATTCTACTATGTCACTTCTTCTGGTCTACCTAACTATCCAATCTTTGCAACTGACAATAAGGTCTTTGTAAAAAGTTCCTCAGTGGAGGTTGTAGACGGTTTTGGGACACCTTTACTCGGTGGTGGGTTTACTTATACCCTACAATCTTACGACCCCTCATTCACCGTAGGAGCGAACACTAATCAACTCCTAAATCACAACTATGTGACTGGCGATAAGATTTACTGGGACAATACAACCAATAGTGGTATCAGCACTGGTATCTACTTTGTAACTGCTATCAACCAAACTGACTTCTACTTGTCATATAGTGGTTCTGATGTATTTGCTAAGAAATACATTGCTGTAAAGACTAATACTTCTGGGCAATTTATCTACAAGTCAGGATGGGAAAACAAAACTCTTAAAAATCAAAAAATTCTTAGAAAGTATCCTAATTACAAACGACAGACTTTATTCGACGATAAGAACCAGAGACAAATCAATAACAGACCTGTAGGATTGTTAGCAAACGGTGTTGAACTGTTCCCTCCTACTGTTTTTGATGAACAGATCTTCCACGGTGACATTACAGAGATTAAAGTTACCAATTCGGGTAAAGATTATGATGTTATCACAGGACCTCCACTCATCATCAACGATCAACAGGGAACTGGTGCTGTTGCTCATGCTAATGTGTCTGGATCTTTCAGAGAAGTTAAACTGGTTACTCCTGGCATCGGATATCAAGAAAAACCCAAGATTACTGTTACTGGTGGTAACGGAACTGGTGCCGTCCTTGAGTCTAACTTAGTAAGAGGTCGTATCGTAGCTAACTTTAAGGCTGATGGTACATCTGTTGATACATTTGATGAAAGTATCACTTTCCAAGTAAGACATAACTTTGAATCTGGAGAAGGTATTGTATATGACTCTAGAGGTAACACTCCTATTGTCAATATTGTTGATGGGTCAACATATTATGCTGGTATCATCAATGAGAAGACAATCAAGTTACACAAGACACCCGAAGATGCAAAAGCAGGTATCAATACTGTAAATATCGGAAATATCAGTTTTGGTTTCCATAGTCTTACAACTGTAGAAGCGAAAAACACAATTACTAGGATCTACGTCAAAAATTCTGGGTCTGGTTACTCAAACAAAAAAGTTATCGTCCGAGGTAGACCAACTAACGGTGATGTACAATCAGGTATCAGCACATCAGACGATTACGTTCTTGCATTTAACCATAACTTCAATGATGGTGAAATTATTGAGTATTCTACAGAAGGAACTATTGCAAGTGGTCTTTCTACAACCACACAGTATGCAGTCAAAGTAATTGACACTAATAGATTCAGATTATGTGATGTTGGAGTTGCTACACAAAGAAATCTTAGTAATTACAGCAAAAATAAACCAACTGTCATTCGTGGATTTGGTTCTGGTAAGCATACCTTCAAATATCCTCCGATTGTTGTTAATGTTGAAAGTTTATCTGCTATTGGTAGTACAACTGTCATTCAACCTGAGTTTTCACCTTTGGTTCTTGGTGAAATTGAAAGTGTTTACCTAGAAGAAGGCGGTATTGGTTATGGTTGCACTAACATCATGGATTTCCACAGAAGACCCGATGTTGGTATCTCTACTGTTGTATTCAACGCTCTACTCAAACCAATTATCATTGATGGTTCAATCGTTGACGTTCAGATCCTTGCTTCTGGTAAAGGATACCGTGAAGACTCCGATATTAACATCTTTAGTCCTACTGGTGACTTTGCAGACATCAGACCAGTCATTACTGGGGATAAGATTACTGGTGTACGAGTTCTTGACGGCGGTATTGGTTATGATTCAGCGACAACAACTCTGGATCTTCAAAACAGAGGTAAATCTGCAAAGTTCATTGCAAATGTTCGTGAATGGAAGATTAACCAAGTTCAGAAGAACGATGCCATCATTAGTGATGAAGATTCTCTGCTCACTAAACCAAGTACGAACCCTGCCTTCCAATTACAAACAATAGGCATCTTTCCACCACAAAAACTCAGGTTCCAACTTGGAGATAACATCGATTCTGGTAATCTGGAGACTCCAAATGCTTTTCACTCACCTATACTCGGTTTTGCTTACGATGGTAATCCAATTTATGGTCCTTACGGATATCAGACCCCAACTGGAGGAGCCGTCCGAAGATTGCAGTCAGGATATATTCTTGACACCACTCTAAGATCGGGTCTGAGACCTCCTGGCTTCGCTTTTGGGTATTTCACCAATGATTACGTCTTTGACAACTCTGGAGACCTTGACGTGCATGGTGGGCGCTATTGTGTAACACCACAATACCCAGATGGCACATATGCTTACTTCTATAGTGTAGATGTTGATTCTAGTGGAGTTGCCAAACCAAAATTCCCATATTTGCTTGGTGGATCATTCAAAGACAGTCCAATCGAAGAAAACTTCACAACCTTCTTCAATCAGGACATTAATATCGCTGAAAGAGAACTTACAAGAAACGTAGCACCATATTATCTCTCATTTGGTAATTCTGACTATGAATTGATTGATGATGTCAAGGATGCCCTAAAACAAGAGTTTGAAGTTACTAAAACTAAGAGTTCTGGTATTTCTTCGGTTACTATCTTCTCTAGAGGTGATGGATACAAAGTTGATGACGTATTAGAACTCGATAATAGCGGAACTGATGGAACTGGAGCAAATATTGTTGTTGGATCAGTTTTAGGTAAGGCTGTTGATTCTGTACAGATTGGAGTTACTACTTTCCGTGGAACTGAGTTAGTTAAGACCAAAGAAACGATTACTGGTGTAACAACTGTGCCTCATGGTATTGCAAGTGGTGAAAGTGTAATTCTAAGTGGTATCAGCACTGCTGACTTTACTGAGTTCAATGGTATTCGCAAAGTTAGCGTTATTACACGAACATCTGGTCTTGCTCAGTTCTTAGACAACGTAACTAACACTGGTGTTAGCACTGCAATCTTTGTTACTGATGTAAGAGGGTTTGAACCTGGCGATACGATTGGTATTGGTACAGAGACAATGACAGTCACCAATATTGACACAAGATTCTCTAGATTGTTCATCAACAGAGAAAACTACGTTGGTGCTGCAATGACTCATGCAGTTGGTACTAATAACATCGTTTTAAAACCAACTAAGTTCTCTTTCCCTGTTGGCAACTCAACTGTCACTAGATTTACCTTTGAGAACAACACCACCTTCTTTAATCCGCAAGAAACAGTCGGTGTTGGTTCTACAGGCACACATTACGACATTCCTCTTACTGGACTAAACACATCTGCAGCACAAACCATTGAAAACAGGTTTGTACCTCAACAGAGAATCTTTATTAAGGGACATACATTCTTCACAGGTCAAGAGTTGACCTACAACATGGGTATTGGCGGAACATCTATTGTATGGGCAAAAGTTTCTGCTGGTGCTACATCTGGTATCGGAACTCAGGTTTTAGAAAATAATAGTAGTGTTTATGCAATTAACTTTGAGCAAGACTTTATTGGATTGTCTACAACTGGTATTCCCACAACAGGTGATGCAATTTGGTTCTATAACGTTGCTTCAAACTCTGGATTTGCACATTCCTTCGCCACTAACTTCCCTAAAGTTACAACTAAGGTAGAAAGGTTCTTTGGTGAAGTCGGAGTCAGTTCTGCACACGAATTACTCACTGGCGACATTATTACACTAGATGCACTTCCACAAGCTGCTGAGACTGTTGAAGTTAGGTATGATCCAGTTATTGCTAAAATTACAACTGCAAAAGTCGGATTCGCTAAATCTGACTTTACTGATGATTTAAGAAGTTTCAATATTGGAGATGATGATTTCCAAAGTGGTGATAAAGTGGTTTACTACGACAATGGTAATACTATTGGCGGATTAGTAAATAACGAGACTTACTTTGTGCTTAGAGAGGACATTGATAACATCAAACTCTGCAAATATAGGTCTGATGTTTTTGAATCCAATCCTGTAGCGATTACAACCATATCAACACCATCTGCAACTAATCCAAGTTTCATTGCTAAGATTAATCCTTCATTAGAGTTCATAACTGGTAACGTCATCACTTTTGATGTCTCGGATCAAAGTTTGTTAGACATGAAACTTGATTTCTTCGAGGATATCAATTTCACTCAAAAACTTGATGTTAATGGAACAAATGCCACTGGATTCAATATCTTAAGAGATGGTATCTCTGGAAATGCTGATGCTACAGTCAAGATCACTACAAATACAGATTGGCCTAGAAAATCTTTCTATAGTTTAACTCCTGTTGTTCCTTCCGACGCTAGAAAGACATATGGATCTTCTGACAAGGATGTTGTGGGTAGAAACAACATAACATTCAAAAATGTTGTTCTCAAGACTGATCATGAGATTATCAGAAAAGATGATAAGACATTTACTTTCAACTTAAAAGAAAAACCAACTGCACCTCAAAGACTAATATCTAGAGTTGGTGTAAGTACAATTACATATAGCACTGCTTCTAAAAACGCTAGAGGACCGATTGCATCTACAAAGATTAATTTCCCAGGCAAAGGATACACTATTCTTCCTAGAGTCATTGGTTTTGCTAGTACACAGGGTAGAGATGGTATCGTTAAAGTTTCATCTCCTGATATTGGTCAAATTGACATTATTGAAAGAATCAAAGATGGATTTGACTACCCTACTGATCCTACTCTACTTCCCTTCCTAAGTGTCCCTGCAATCGTTGATATCAGCGGTATTGCAAGAATGGATGAGATTCAAGTTGTTGATGGTGGTACAAGATATAACCAACCTCCTACACTTGCAGTTCGTGGTAATGATAATGTAAAAATTGCTGCAACTGTTAAAGGTGGATCAGTTGATAAAGTTGATATCTTACAAAATGCTTTTGAGTTTAGTGAACCACTCAGTATCATTACAACCAATAATTCTAATGGTTATGACATTGATGCTATCACTCATAGTGGTACTAGTGTTACAGCTGAACTTCTTTTAGATCCACAGTTCAACCTTCCCGTAACAACAGGATTCGCATCTACAGATGTTAAGTTGCCATTTGATGTTGGTGATAAGGTATTTGTTGAGAACTGTAGAATCAAACCATCTTCACTTGCAAATGGGGAAGGTAACTTCAACTCTTCTGATTATGATTTCTCATTCTACACAGTTACAGGTGTCAACACCACAAATGCAACTGTGACATTTGACATGGGAGATGCTCCTGGCATTTCTACTGTCACACTTGGTTCTTATGATGATGACTTTACTTTAGGATCTATTGTGAACTTCAACGATATGGCGAAGTTCAACATGACAATCATTGATGACGCTAAGTTCTTATCTGGTGAAAAAGTTACATCTACTAGATTTGAAGGATTTGTTGCAGAAGGTGGTTGGAAAGGCAACATTAGTCAACTTAGGTTGAGAGACACTATTGGAACTCTTAGATCTGGCGACACATTGGTTGGTGAAGTTTCTGGACTAAAAGGTAACGTAAGAGATGTAAACAGATTTAGTGTAAGAACATCTCTCGGTGTTACTAGAGACAAAGTTACTAAGAATGACATGAACGTTGGTATCCTCAACGATTTCAGTCAGAGACTATCAGATAACTTCTATTTCCAGAAGTTCTCATACTCAATCAAGAGCAGACTTCCATACAATACATGGAAAGAGTCTGTAAGATCTATTGTTCACCCATCTGGATTCTTAGAGTTCTCGGATTTAATTATTGAAAGTGATCCTAAAGATAATCTCGATACATCAAACTTACCATCTAATCTAATTGGTTATACACCCGATGGTAAAAAATATGACGGACCATTCCATGTTCATAATAGACCTAATGGACAAACAGTAAGAATGGTTGGTGCTGCACATACAAGCACACCACATAGTCTCATATATCCTTATCCTCCTACCATGAGGGTCAAGGCTGTAGATACTAAGGTAGATCTCATTTTGAATATTGATAATGAGATTTACATGGGTAAGAGATCCAACTTTGCCATGGTAACTGAGGACGATCAGTTACCTAATGGTTCTGTACAGAGAATATTCTTCCCAGAAGGTAGACCAATCAAGAGCTTCATCATGAACAAGACTAATAAGGTCTTGAACATAGATGATATCTCTGCTGGTTTCAATGGTTCTCATGACAGGACAGGAACATTAGTTGGTAGCACACAGTTCCAACTTACTGTTGATGGTGAACCTGTATTTAAGAAGTCATACAATGCTGCAGCAACTGCTAATGTTGATCTTGCATTGAATATCATTAGTATCCAGAATCACAATTTCCAAACTGGTCAAACCGTACTTCTTGATACTCAAGGCGGTTCTAAGATTGGTATTGCAACTACATCTCATACCACAGGAACTAAAGATATCATCATGGCTGCCAGATCATCTGGTATTGGTGGTAGTGCAATGTTTGAAAATGGATATAATGTTCAGATTCCAGGCCCTGTTACAGGAACCGCAGTGACAGAAAATCCTCCAGGCTCACTCTTTAGGATATATGGATTTGGAAATCCTGACGGTGGATTGCCTGGCATCTCAACCAGAGGTGCAGACGCTAGGTTCCAAGTCAAGTTTGACTTTGATCAAACCACTGGACAGTGCATATCTACAGCAGTTACTCTAACTATTGGTGGTGCTGGATACTTTGTTGGAGACAATGTAAGTATTGCTGGAACTCATTTAGGTGGTACAAGCCCTGCTAATGATCTTACATTCCCAGTTACAAAAGTTACTGGTACAAGGACAGGTGTTCAGACATCATATCTTAATGTTCCATCAACAAACAATGGATCTGGTTCTGGTGGAGTATTCAATATCACTAGAGATGGCAACTTGGATGTTACTAAGGTTGAGGTTGTAAATGGTGGTACTGGTTATGCCTCTACTAACGTTATCTCTATTGCTGGTACATATGTTGGGGGTTCTACACCTACTGATAACATTTTCTTAAGTCCAGTAGAACTTGGAACCGATGTGATGCCTGATGAATTGTTTATTCAGAAGGTTGATGATGTTAAGTTCAGAATATCTGGTTTATCTACATCATTACCATTCCAATTTACAGGTTTAGGAACTGGAACTCACTTCCTCAAGGTTGCTGATCCAAACAAACAGGCCTTGATTATGATTGATAATATCATTCAAACTCCTATCAAGAATAAGAAGTTGGGAGTAGAGGTATCTGACCCAGTTGGACCAAGTGATCAGGGCATTGCAATCGGTGCTGGTATTGGTTCTCTTTCTAAAGGTGACATCATCAGAATGGATGATGAATTGATTAAAATTAATCAAATCGGAGACACCACATTTGTACAGGCAAGATCTGCTATTGCAAACAGTACAGTTGCCACTAATTTCTATTATGATACCAAGAGAGTTAACTCAACCGTGACTAGAACTGACAGCACATTTGCTACTCACGATGATAACCCTCCATATTAACTATAAATAAAGAAAAAACGTTTTTAAGTAATGTCTAAACAAGGGATTAGTACTGGTTCGGCTCCTAATGATGGGACGGGCGATACCCTATTGGCAGGGACTATTAAGATAAATGATAACTTCAACGAGATATACGATATTTTCGGAGATGGTACAAACCTTGTAAGTTTTGTTTCCTTTGCCAGCACTGCTGGGTATTCCACAAACGCTGGTATTGCATCAACATCTGTTCTTGCTGGTCTTGCAGCGAGTGT